GTCATCACCAAGATTAATAATGTTTTCGATATTCGCTTTAGCCAATTCAATATCTTTTAAATTCTCTGATGCAGTATCACTCATAACAGTTGGTAGGCCAGCTACACTTTCCTGCGGCAAATTCTTCACGGAATCTACACTTTTCTGTATTTCAAGTTCGCCTTCTATTGTGGCTTCGTTTGTTGAAAAGGAGTTAACCGGCAAGTCAGATACTTTCACATCTAATTTATCTAACATTTCTTGAGTATCTTGGAGTGGTCTCATATTTAACTTTTGCGCTATAGTATCTTCATTCATAATATTATTTATCCATAACCTTCCAGTCACCATCTTTGTTTACCCAAGCGCAACTTTGACGAAGCTTTGATGTACTAAACCGATGGTCGCGTTTATTAAAGAAAAGTTCAATATCACGTTTACGACAAATGTCCTTTCCTGTAAATTCTTTATCTCTGTACTCTTCACCTAAGATACGAACATTGATTGTATACAGTTCAAGTATATCTTCGAGATCTTGTTCTGTTGAATAAGGAATAATTTCGTCAACGTAACTTACCGCCTTAAGTTGACTGTATCTTTCAACAATTGTTTGGATTGGTTGATTCTTTTCTTTAGGACGATCTAGTGCAGGATCCATTTGTAATCCTACAATTAAATATTCACATTGTTCTTTTGCTTCTCTTAGCATCTGAACGTGCCCAGCATGAAGCAAGTCAAAGCTGCTACAAGTAAATCCAATTTTCATAATATAGTATTCCTAATGTATCAGTTCCTAGGTAGGCTCTGTATCAGAGCTTTGCCCTAAGTATGACCAGTTGTCGTCAAATTCAATTAAGCTATAATCAACGGTTTGTGTTATATCAGTGGTTGCTACATTATTTGCTGTAGAACCTGGTTGTCCAGTTTGGAATGTTTCGAACGCTGTATCAGTTGGCGTATCAGTTGCCACTCTTGCATCAACAAACTTAATAACTGCCTTATCCTTCTCAGGACCAAAGAACCAACCTTTCATTGTAAAGTTTAATGTATATAGTATACTTCTTCTTTCCGTAAATGCTGCTTCATAAAGATCTTCTGACGATACGTCATTTAATATGAGAGGGATATCTATTGCCTCTAATCCTGTAATCAGATTCACTGTACTTGTAAATTCTGGATTAAAGAACGGCAATATTTGTTCTAAACATTTAACCGCGTCTTCGTTGTATTTTGCCATGATGTATAAACTGAATCCCATATTATATGGAGTTCCTGAATATACAAATCTTCTTCCGCCGTTATCTACATCAACAGTTTTCTTTCTTAATTTTCTTGTTGGTGCAACTTTTCGTTCGGCATCATATGTAAAACTTGTTAATTCAAAAGCCATACGAGGCAATGTCATTGCGAACGGTTGTCCTGCAGTTGGCTTTCCAAATGCGTCTTGCGTTGCTCCACCTTGTAATGTAGGATCTTGATCAAGTCTTGCTAAAATCTTTTGATATGGTCCATAAGAAATAGGTACTATCTGTCTCTGATTGAGAGTTCCATCAGTACTTGTTCTACGAACTTCTAATTGATTAAAATATGTACCAAATAAAGCAACATATTTGCGAATCGTAGAATTATAAAAATAATTTGCTATTGCCATTAGGTATCACTTATAGATATGTTTTCACTGAAAGGATCTACCTCTGAGAAATCAATAATACCATCAGCTTCTATTTCGAAGTCAAGGTTCATTGAGTTATCATCAGTTGCAGCAAGTGCCGTTAACGTTGCGTTATTTGCGTCAACAATTATGTCTGTATTATATGCAGCAAAGTAACCATCAATATTCGTACGACCGGTATTAAACCTTTGATTTGAATATTCTAACAATTCGCATTGCATATCATATACTTGTGTTTGTCCCATTTGGTAGAATATGCTTTCATGTTCAACATATTTAATTTCAAACATCTTTTCGTTTAATGGGAAGTAAATTAAATCGCCTTCTCTTGGTCGAGTGAGTTCAACAACTTCTCGAGTTACGTGTCTTTCAAATGTTCTATTCGCAACTGTAAGTGTTAATGTATCTCTTATTTCTAAACCAAACTTAGATAAGAAATCGCCTTCGCCTTCAAAACCTTCCATACTCTTAACATAGGTTTCAAATTCAAACGTTTCGTTATATTCTGGAAAGTCGTCTTCATTAAAAATTTTATCTCTGCCTTTTATTGCCCGGCTGATATAAATGACGTCGACACCATAGATCTTAATTGACTCAATAACTAAATCGTCAATTAAAGTTTGCTCTTGAACTTGAGCATAATTATTAAAGAATGTATTCGTAGCCATTACTTATCCAATATAATTATAGGAAAGAGGTTGTAGATTATCTTTTGCGTCTTCTTCCATTAATCTTCTTTCTTCTCTACCATCGGAAAGTATTTGTTCCCCGTTGAAAGATACACCACCTACGAGCTGCATTCCTGAAAATTTTGTTAGGTTTGAACCCCACTGTTCTTTAATGAGTGCAGACGCATAATTTTGTAGCCAACGATCTGCCCATACATCTCCATATGTTGATCCGTCAATTACATCATACGCCTCAATAATAATATATTCGCCAACAGGCATTGTGTCTGCCCCAGAATCAATCCACAATTTATTTACATGTTTATTATAACGAATCATTGGTTTGCCTACAAGCATTTCTTGTAAGAATTCCATATGTTGCATTGACATAAAATAGTTTGTGATGTTATAACCAGTAATATCTTCAAGATTATTTAAAACAAATTGATACTGAACATTAAATATGCCGCCGCCTGTAGAAATACTTGACTGCATATTAAAGATACCTGAAATACCGAGTATTGTCTCAGGTAAAGATACATAACCATTAGTTTTGTCGGCCTGGGTAATCTGGTGCTTCATATAAACAAGTTGACTTCCATTATAGTGATAGTCTCTCCAAAAATCAACAGCTTCATCAATGCGATCGTCTATCTGTTCATCAGAAACATTAATGTCAATCACTGGCGCACCGAGTTTTCTTAAAACCCAATCTTTAAAAGTTGCTCTTGAATTTGGTTGTGCCATTAGTTTATTCTCTTTTGTTTATTTATTATGTAAACACACAAGTTGTTGTTGTGCCAGTCGCGCTGAAAGGATTCTGCGCTCCAGTGAGGTCACTGCCCCCGAACCAAGTCCAAGCTGTATTCGCACCATTGCTGGCGTTGTAGGTTGCGTTTGTTCTTGAGTATGATGTAGTACCTATAGTTAAAGTAGTCCACCCGCTATTTGCGCGATTATTGCCAGCAATTTCCAGGATAATGACTGAAACACCGAAAACATTATTCCAAGTATATTGAATCTGTACGATTGAAGCGCCACTATAAAGATTACTTGTTCCGTCACTAATGGATCCTCCACTAGCATAAATGTTAGTAAAAAGGCCTTTGAAATTACTTGTATTTGATGGAATCAAGCCGCTGGGAGGAAAGCTCTCAGCGTGGCTACCAACAGTAACAGTTTGACTATCGTTATTACCGCCACCACCGCCAGACCCACTGCCACCAGCAGCGCCTACAAGACCCGAGTTACTAACTAAATTCATTACGTGTGATAGTGCCATTTTATTTCCTATGCGCCCCCGAAGTATTCGACTTTATAATAACCAGTTGCTAATACTGGCGATCCACTACTATTTGCTGATATTTCTATTTTCATAACATTATTTTCATCAGCATAAGTACTGTAGCCCCTATTATCGTATACTATAAATTCTCTTGTCGCGTTTAAAGCTATCCACGTGTTGAGTGTATCGCTGCGAGATGTGTTTAAGTTAACTGTGCCTGAGTAATTAGACGCTTTTATATAATATGTTTGTGATGGAGTAATGTTATTCCAAGTTGTGGTAGAAAATAAAGTTTCGCCACTACCGCCTACATTATTTGGATGCTCCCATTTATATACATTACCATCTGCTTTAAATCTCCAGCCTGCTTCAAACGGTACTATTCCAGTAGCCTCAAAAAGCACCTCAGGGTTAGACGTGGTTCCGTCTAAAGTAACGGCTTCTGTTGGTGAAGATCCTGCATAGCCTACAGCAGATCCGGTTGAATAAGTTCCTCTTGAAAGAAACGTGATTTGCCAATATCTAGAATTAGCCCAAGTTGGTTCTCCGCCAACCCACTTTATACTAGAAGGAAAAGCTGGAACGTAAGGAGTTGAACCTGTATCTAACAAAAGAGCCGTTGTTCTGCCTTCAGCACCACCGCTCATAGTGAATGTTTGGTTTGCCGTCATAATACACGTCTGAATAGCGTTAGACAGACTAATATTGCTAGTGGTAACCGACGGAGAAGCGTGTAAGTCTCCATACGCACCGCTAGTATTAGTAATACTAACAAAGTTCTTTCCGTCGTCTATCACTGTAGTGTTTGTTACTTTAATCGCCATTATACATTCTCCTTATATTCATCCTCATGCTGATCCAGCTCCAGCACCTTGGAACATCGCGCGGAGTGTCTGGGCTTTAGAAGAAAGAACAGTATTAGTCGTTGCGTCGCGTATTGAAACAGTACCTACTAGCTCTATTATTGAGTCACTAGATGTTCCTGTTTGTATTTTCCATTGCCGTGCGCTCCCTAAACTTAACCAAGTATTATCACCAGCAGTAGTAACAATAGTGCCCCCGGTAGTGGAGTCTAGACTGAGAGTGTAGTTAAAATTAACTTCATAATTCGAACCAGTGACTGCAGATCCCCACGAAGAAGTACCAAGTTGTGTAGCACCGCCCATACCAGATATAGCTCCCGTAAATGTGGTTCCTGCGCTACTATAAGCTACCGACCCGTCTGGCTGAAATGTCATTGATGCTACTGCTTTTCCGTGTGGGCTAGTGGTTTCGTCCCACCACTGGGACTCCGTGTAAGATCTGGAGGCTGAGCCTAAATCTACTGAAGCAGTTTGGGTTCCTGTTCCCCAACCAGTTGCTGTTGCTCGAATTGTTGTGTTATCCCAACAAGTAAGACAAACTAACCATTTCGTTACTCCTGTTGCATCCCAATCTGGTTCAGTACCATCGCCTGGCCATTTAATACTAGCAGGCCAAGTAGGTATATATTGGCTTGAACCAATATCTAGCATAAGCAAACAAACTTTGCCTGTGGCCAAATTAGACGCAGTAAACGTAGTTGCGGCTGTTAAAGTCCGAGACATAACTGGTTTACTCATGTCTAAGTTATTTGCGATGGCCGTTACAATGCCATGAAAATTTGTATAATTACCTTCAATCCCACCCATGTTCA